CGTGCCCACGACAGGCGAGGAGCTGAGGCCCGTCGCGACAAAATTGATGATGCGGTTGAACGCCGGCGTCCCAACCGTCGGGGTGGTCGTGATGCCCGTGGCGTTGAGCGGATGCGTCTGCCCGAGGACGGGAGACCCGACACTCGGCGCACCCGTGGCAATGCCCGTCGCGCTGAGGGCATGACGCTGGCCCACCGCGGGGGCTCCAACGCTCGGCGAGGCCGACAGGCCCAAAGCCACGAGGGCGTGGACCTGAGCGATGAGCGGCGAGCCCACCGTCGGCGAGGCCACGATGCCGGTCGCCGTGAGATTGTGCGCCTGGCCCGCGGTCGGCGTTCCCACCGTCGGGGCGCCGCACGCAATGCCCAGCGCCGTGAGCGCGTGAACCTGGCCGATGACGGGCGTACCCACCACCGGCGAAGTTGTAACGCCGACTGCCGTTAATGTGTGAACCTGCCCGAGGGCCGGGGTTCCGACGACCGGCGCCCCCGTGGCGAGGTTATTGGCAACCAGCCCGCCCGGGCCGGTGCTCTCGGCAAACGCGACCTCGACAAACGAAACGCGGAGCTTCGGGGGCGTCGGGACGGTGAGAAGGACGGGATCAAAAAACCAGCTGCTCATCGTCCCTCATCCTCAAGCGACCTGTCGGATGCTCCACTCAATCGCGCGATCGGTGCCCGTGAGTTTTTTCAGCGTCACGTCCCAGCCGTGCATCAGGATCAGGGACGGGCTGACGAAGTTCGGCTCATTGCCCTGAGCGTACCCAATGACGGCGTAAAACACGGTCCTTTGCGTTGACGCTCCTCGGACCTTTTCCTTGATCTTGAACTCGTAGGTCTCGGTATTCGTCAGGGCGTTCATGTCCATCCAGACCTGGTAGACGCCGTCTGTATTAATGGACTGAAGAACTGACGTCCCGGAAACCAGGCTGATCTCCGTCGTCGAGATCGTCGCCGATCCCGAATAAACTTCTGCGATGGCCATGGATCACCTTAGTAGCAGCCGTAGACAGCGACGTATTGAGCCTCTGCCGTTCCAGAGAACCTGAGGCGGGCTTGCAGGGCCGTCCCGGCCGGGATGACGCGCCAGCGCCCGAAGCAAAGGATGTTCGAGCTCTCGTTGGTTTCCAGGCTCGCCAGGAACAAATCCAGGCCGGGGATCAGCGTTGATCCAGAGCCGAGCTCAATGCTGGTCGCGCCCGCGTTCTGCGTGGTGTCGGCCGCGTTCGGGCCGCCGTGCTGTATCCAGATGTAACGCAGTTCGTTGGTCGTAGTTCCGAGTGATGTGAAAGTCCCGTCCGCCGTGGTGCCGGGCGTGATGGCGGTCCCGGCCGAGGCGGCGGTTGAAACTCCAATCGCCTCGACCCCGGACCCAACCCAGCTATCCAGCTGTGACCCACCATAGAGGTTGATGATCACATAGACGTTGTCCGACAGGATGAGGGCCTGGCTCTTCGCCGAGATGCGCGAGCCTTTCGGGATGCGCAGCGGAAACCTGTAGACCTTCGGCTGACAGGCCGTGGCGGCAATGGTCCCACCGTTCGCCAGCAGGTTCGGGATCAGGATTTGTTCCGAGCCCGCGCCGCCGACATAGATGTTCAAAAGAGCTCGCGAGTCCGTCGCCGCGGTCTGCACCCCATGGCAGATGATCTCGACCCATTCGGTGTCGAATGAGGTGGACGCGATCAGCTGCGTGAATGAGGACCCGAGGGTGTGGGCCGTACCACCTGCCGCAACCAGCGTCCCCATGGTTGCCGAGGGCCGTCCCGACCAGTTCGTCTGAAACAGATCGTTGTCTGGGGTCGGGATCAGGATCGACATTTATTCCACCTTGACGGCTGCGATCTCCGAGACGGCGAGCTCAGCCTGCTTGATGGCCTCGGCGCGCTCCCACTCACGGGTGTTCGATTTCACGATGTTGATCAGTTCAAGGGCCAGGCGGTCCACGATTTCCTGCGGGGTCATGTCTCGCTGGCCTCCGAGCCCGTCATCCACCTTGCCATACATGGACGAATAGGCCGCGAGGATGCGGCCCATGTCGAGGTCGGGCAGGCCGTAGGTCGAGGCCATCTGCCCCTGCGGGTAGTCGATCTGCAGTCCAATCGTTGCCATGTCCATCTCACTCGCTCATATCGCCGGTCGCTTTGAACTTCTCGGGCAGCGCCAACGTGCCGGCCACTTCGAGCCTCAAGAGATACACAGCCGAGCCTGGGTACTGCCGGGCGAGCGTCTTCACGCCCTCTCGGGCTGCGTCCAAGACCGTGTAAAGGTTCGGGTAGTCCATGCCGTCCTTCCAGACAGCCCAGAACTCGGGTTTCATTCTTTTCCTCATGACGTGTAAATAGCCGCCAGCTCGATGAAGAGATCGTTGAAGTCAGTGATCGAGTCGAACTCGCCCTGTGTCAGAGCGCGTTCATAGGTCGTGAACGCTTGCGGGACGTTGTATTCCCACCACGACGCGATTTCCGTCGTGCCCTGAAATAGGCGAACCCGGAAATCCATCTGCCCGACATCAAGGCTCTTGCCCAACCGGTACCGGACATAGAAAGGCATGGCCGGTGTGACTGACGGGTTCGAGAGACGGAGCTTTGTGATGTTTTCAGGGGATGACACACCACCAGCTACAGGCAACACCTCGATGTAGTCGGTGTCGCTTTCGACATTCTCATCGATGGCAGAATACAGGGCGCCAGGGCCCGGTTTGATCTCTAGCGCCACAAGCGTGTAGCTGTATGCGCCAGTGACCTGATCCCACGAGACGGATGTGGATGTCGAATTGGCTCTGTATTGCGTCTGAAGGCGCAGGCTGTCGTTTGTGACCCAGCCCTCTTCAATCTGCGTCCACCCGGATGCGGGCGTGATCGTTGAGGCAGCAGAGTGATCGACGAACGCGGACCCAAGAACGATGCTGTTTTCCGCAGGAGCCGATGACAGCGTGATCGAGCGAGCCCCGCTTCCGTAGCCGTTCCCAGTCGCCGTTGCGCCAACGAAATCAGAAAAGTTAATATCGCCCGTGATCGCAATGACCTGAAGGTGGACGCGATCAAGCCCGATGCCAGCCCCGCTCACCTCCAGAGACACCGTCATGGATGCGCCGGTTGTAACCTGCGCCGTCCAAATCTGGTGCGCGCCGTACCAAGCGCCGCCGCCTGTTGCCTGCGGAATGTTCGCGCGGTTCGTCCACGTCAACCCGCCGCCGGAAACGGTCATGCGAGAGTTCATGTCCGTTCCAGCTGATGCGTCAGCATACGTGAAGGCAACCAGCACGCAGTTGTCTGGCGGCGTGAAGGATGTAGTGGTAGCGGTTGTGCCCTGCGCGTAGGCTTCGCGCTGAAAGACTTGGGTAAGAGTCCCGCCGCCTCCTGCGGCTACCCAATCCCCAACCGCTGTGTCAGCATCCGGACGCATCTGATATAGCTGTCTGGAAATGGGAAGCTGACGGCGCATGTCGTGGGTCCTGTTACATCATGTTGAGCCCGAGGAAGTTGGAGGGTCTCTTGTACCCAGGAGCGAGCTGAGGATGGTCCTGGACGCGAGGGTGGGAGTGCGCACCAGCGCTGAACGTCAAGGGCGGGGCCCCGACATAGTGCCCGCGGTCTTTGACCGCTAGCCCAGACTCGAAGGAAGCGTAAAACTGCAATCTCCCGGCCAGAGGCTCGTAAGACAGCGGGCCGTTGTACGCGATATGGTACATCAAATCGCGCGGTACATCCGTCATCCCCTTGAATGGGTCAGCGGCGCAAATCCAGAACTCTGCTATGTCGCACTTGGCAGCGGACGCTGTGTCCCAGCCAAACACCAATTCATTGATGGTCGTGGTATCGAGCACAGAGACGTCCGTCGCGCTGGAGACCAAGTAAAGCTCGCCTGACGGGCTTATGGTCACGGCGCGATGGTTCGAGGCTGACACCGCCCTGAAAATAGAAAACCGCCATAAACTATCGCAGGCCCCGGAATGAAGGTTCGGAGCCGCTATATTAGCAACAGACCGCCTATCCCAGTACACAGACGGCGAGTCGTCGGACCCGGTAATGATCTGAGCCTGTGTCGCGTCCCAGTTCCCCTGAGTGCGCCAATGAAAGAGACGGGCACTTACAGAGCCCAACGGCTCATAAGCAATGGGACGAACCCAGCATCCCATAGCAAAAGTATCGTCGGCGCCAGGAACGACCTTCAGCGTCGTCTTGAACTGACAGGCCGTGGACCCGTCGAGGGCTCTGAGGGCCATGTTAGCTCTCGAATTTGATCGGCTGGTAAGTCGCTTGATGGTTCCCAGCGGTGGCGTGCAACGCCACGCCGGTATTGTGAACCACATAAAGGCCCCAGCGCGCCGGCACCACACCCCCGAACGCTTGCGCGATCGAAAGCGGTCCGGCGTGGTAGGCTTGGTTTGAGGTGGACGAGGTCGGGATCACGGCGAGCAACCGAAGCAAGCTCTTCGCCTGCGGCGTGAGGTTCGCATCCGACCCCGTGGCCCCGCCCGAGTACATCGTACCGTCGCAGGACCCGTAGGCCCAAATCTCGATCTGACGGTCGGCTGTCGGGGAGGTGCCAGTCGTGACCTTCACACACACCATCGCATCTATGGCATCGACCGTGGCGTTGTCCACGTAGGTTGATGCGCGCCCGGCAACCAGGTTTGTGTCGGACGCCAGCGACGCCAGCGTGATCGTCATATTGACGGGCGTGCCGTAGTTCGGGGTCGCTGTCGGCATTAGGTCAGCCTAAATTCTGAGCCGATCATTCGCAGCTCGGTGGGGGCGATCAAGGCGCGATGGCAGACGGTGATGCGATACAGCGGGCCGTCCAGATCGCGCTGCCAGAACGCCAGGAACTTGTTGAGCTCCGGGAATGTCGGCGCCTTGTCGAAGTCCTGCCAAATGAACTCCTGCAGGATCGAACGCGCGTCTGGCAGCCGATACAGAATGCTGGCTGTCGTCAAACCATAACCATCGATCATCAGCAGGAAGTCACGCGTCATCAGACGGCGTCCGGGATACCAATGTCGAAGGACGCGAGAGTGAAGGTGTTGCCGCTCGTCACGGCCTGGCCGGCCGACAGCGAACCGGTCGCCATCAGGGTCGAGCCGGTCGTCTTGGTCAGCGCCCAATGCGTCGCCGTGCCGTTGCCCGACACCGTGCCGTCGGTGATCTGCGAGATCGTCACCTTGCGGCCGTTCGGCGTGCGGTCGGTCGGCGCGGAAATCGTCGGAGTCGCTTTGCTGCCCAGCGCATAGGTCGTGGTCGCTTGCGCAAAAGTCGTGGGCTCGGCCGAGCAAATGTAAAGATGCGTGGCGTTCACGTCGAGCTCGGCCAGCGCCAGGTCGAGGATGTAGTCAGCAATAAAGGCCATGTCTCAGTCCTTGGTTCACAGGCGTGCCAAGAGGTCCGCCTCAGCGTTGGGTGTTGCCGCCGTGGCCATCGCTTCGAGTTGCGAAATCAAATCCGCGTCGTCCGTCGTGAAGGCCCACGATTTGTAGAAAAAGCGAACCGACGGGCTCGGCGCGGCGGGGTCGATCTCGACCATCGCCACTAGCGTCAATCCCAGCGGTTCGCTTTTCAGTTGGTACGTGATGGACCCCTCGGTCTCATCGAAGTTGAGCGCCTCGGACACACCGATCAGCGCCCAAGCGTTGTCCTCGTCGGACAGCGACGCCTTCAGCGCCGCAACAAGCTCTGGACTCATCGGGTGAGCATCTGCTCATACCAAAAGTCCCGAACCGACTGGCGCGGCATAGGCCGCTGCTTGATCGGCTTTGCCTTGCGTGTCTTTTCAATCAAGCACGTGCCGGCCGGCGTCTTATGGCAGGAGGTCACGGCTGCGGCTTCCCCCATGGCGATCAGCAAGAAGAAAATCGTCGCGAGAAACGTCAGCATCAGGCCCTCTTAGTGTGGGTGATCGTCTTGGCGTGTTCGTTCTTTTCGCCGTCCACGTTCTCCTGCCGGAAGTTCGACGCGGTCAGGACCGTGGTCGTCTTGTTGTCTTTTTTGACTTGCAGCTTCTGCTCGTCTTTTTTGTCGTGCGGCTGCGGGAAGGTTTTCGAATACAGCGAGTGGCCGATGAAAGAGTGCAGGCCGATCTCACCCGACGGCGAAAACATAACCACCTGTTCGCCGACCGTCGGCGGGTTCCAGGTCGAGATGTTTCCCGCGCGCTGCTCGCCCCATCTGATCCAGGGCGAGATCACATCCTGGCCGTTTTCGTCGAGGCCGTAGGCGACCTTGACCAGCGCTTTCTTTTCGTCGATCTCGACCACGCGCGCCGGGCGCGAGACGTTGTTTAGGCGGCGCTCCAAATCCGCGATGCGCCGCGTCAGTTCGATGAAGATGTTGCGCATTACAGCCCCAAATTGTCGGGCCAGTCCTCGACTTCGCTGAACTGCGGCAGCGGGAAGGTCTTCTCGTCTTCCACGTGGCGCGAGCGTCCGAGCTTGAGCTCTTGCGTGAAAGTCAGCGCGGCGACGCAGACGCCCATATCGTCGAGGTCGGTGGAGTACAGTACGTCGAAATCTTTGACGCGCGCGGCGCCCGCATAATCGAGGCCGAATTGATTGAGCTCGATGAAATCTGCGACCTGCTCCATGAGATCGATCGCCGGCCCCCACACCTGAGACTTATACGGGTCATTGGCGACGCAATAGACCGCGCTCAGCGCCGGGCCGATGATGAACCCCTCGTTGTCGCGCTTCAGGGCTTTGGATTGCAAAATAGCAACCAACGCCGCCGGCAGGTTCACGGTCAGGCGCTCGATCGCTTTCGCATTGAACACGCCCGGTGTCGGCGCCACGTGGCGCAACCCGGGGAACTCTTGCTTGATCGCCGACACGACGGCCGAGCGGTATTCGATCAGCCGGCCCATCACAGCCCCTTGCTCATGAAGTACGCCTGCACGACGTTCTCGATGTCTTTCATGTTGTCATCATTGACGCCGAGGAACGCGCGCTGCGGCATGTGCCGCGTGCCCCACTGATGGAACACGCCGTAGAACGGCGCGGCGCCGATGAAGGCGATCCGCACGCCGGACGTGAAAACGATATTCTTCAGGGCGCCGGTGTCTTTGAGGATGCCCGAGGAACCTTTGCGCGCGATCGTGGACGGCTTGAGCGGCGCCCACTTCGCCCCATCCGGATCGGTTTCGGTTGAGAACCGCTCGATCGTCTGGAGCTTGATCGCCATGGCGATGTCTTCCATCAGCTCGGCGCTGTCCTCGATGGACAGCTGTTCGAGCTTGGCGACTACCAGGTCGAGACCCGAGACATCGAATTTAATCTGCATCAGCAGCGGATCAGCGTCTTGATCGACGCGGACGAACCCACATCGGTGCCGCCGCCGGCGGTATCTTCCGTTGCGCCCTCGACCGCGATCGTGCCTTTGGCAACGCCTTCCAGGTAGCGCATCGCGTCTTCATACCGGAGGCGCATTTCCTGCGTGCGCGGCGCGTGTTCGTGCGCCATGCGGTACACCGCAATATCGATGCACACGACTTTGATGTACTCGGGCACGGGGTCGAGCGGCACGACGTAGCGAGACCCGATATACATATCGATCTGAGACGTCGCCATATCGAGGGCCGCGTCTGCGATCCCCTCTTCTTCCGTATCCAAGGTGCCGTCGCCATCGCGATCGGCGAGCACGAGCAGCAAGTTCGCGCCATAGATTTCTTCTACGTCTGCGCGGGTCGCGTAGGCCATGGGTCCTCACTCAAGGATGAAGTCGCCCTTCACGTGATCGCGCATCAGTTCGAGGATGCCGTGAACCTCATGATGCTTCAGGCTGTCCGGATAGTGCAGCATCATGGTTTCGGTGTCCGGGTCGAACACGGCCACAATCAGATGTTGGTCCGGGTTCGCCTCCAGCGCCTGGCGCGCATCATTGAGGGCGGTCAAGGCGTCGGGGTTCGGCGCCTTCGGCGGCCCCGGGGGAACCAGTTTCAAGACGCTCATCCTCCGCCTCCTCGATCCGAAAGCCTTCCAGCGCCAAGCGCAGTCGAAATCCATTCGCATCATTCCAGCTCGGGAACAGAGCCGCATCTTTCTCGTCATCGGTCATCACAGCGACAAACTCGCCGCCGTCCGGGTCGCGCACGTAGCGCACCTCCCCGGTCGGATAGAATGTTCGGATGTCGTCCATGCGGCTCAGTCGAAACATCAAGCCTTCTCCTTCGGCTTTTTCTTTTCGACCGGCTTGATCTTGGTTTCGTAAAGCTCCTTCACACGCGCATCAGCGGTGGTCTCGGGCACATCCAGGCCGGAGTCCTTCAGCGCGGACAGCATATCTTCGCGCGTCGGCTCAACGGGGGCGGGGGCGGGCTCGGGTTCAACCACCTGAACGGCGAGGGCCTTGGCGGCAGCCTCAGCGCGCAGTGCGCGAATCTTGGCGCGTTCTTCGGCATGCGCCTTCTGGTTCAGGCGGGCGGCGTAGCGCTTCGACCAGCCCTTCACGTTGGTAGTTTCCGGCATGATCACTCCATGTCCAACGTCAAAGAGGCGGGCCGAAGCCCGCCTCCCGACAAATCATTACACCTGATTGAGCTTGTGCTTGAAAGCGACAATCTTGATGTTCTTCGGCTCGTACACGCGGGTCCAGTTGGTCGTGGTGGCGAGCTCGGCATTGGACGGCGTCGGGCCCGAGGGCGTGCCGATCCACTTGATGCCGCGCGGGTGCAGCACGAACTGGCGACGGTTGACGATGTAATCCTGACCGCCGTTGGTGAGGGGATCGCGGCCGGTTTCGACGGGGACCTTCGGCGCGCGTTCGGCGAACGCAATCGCGCCGCGACCGAACAGGTAGGTCGTATAAACGTCCGACGCCTTCGGCAGGTTGTCGTCCACGATCAGATAGTGACCCATGTAGGTCGGGATCGCCTTCTCGCCGTTCGAGGGCTGAACGAAGTCGATCAGGTCGAGCTTCTTCATCAGCGTGTAGGTGTCCCCGTGAACGGCCACGCCGGCGAGGTCGTCCTGACGATCGCCGAGCTTCGCAACGGCATCCACGAAGGCTTCGGGGTCGAAGTTCGCAGCGGCGTTGGCGGCGCCCGAGATGTCCGAGACGTTGGCCGTCATGGAGGCGGCACCCATCGCGCCCTTGAGGACGTTGATCAGGGTTTTCTGCTCCATGCGATCCCAGTAGGACGCAAAGAGGTTGACGATCGCCTGGATCGGGTCGGCGCCGGACAGGTCGGCCGACAGGTCGGTCGCACCGAACACCTTCGCGCGCAGCAGTTTGCATGCCACGTCCTGCGAGGTCGTGATGCTGTTGATGGCGAGATTCTGCGTGTCGTCCAGAACGTCATCATCGCCCGACAGGTCCTGGAAGAACGGCATATCGACGGTGCGGCCGCCGAGCTTGTCGCCGAGAACGTCGGACATCGTGGCGACGATGCCCGAGGAGCGGAACCGCGAGACGGCAGCCGTGCGCTCAATGATGTAGTCATTGAACAGCGAAGGCTCGACCATCGCGGCAAAATTCGTAGCAGCCATGTGCTGTCAGTCCTTGTTGTTTTTATTGACGAGCAGCAGCCTGGAGTTTCGCCGCGAGCTGCGGGTTCTCCTTTGCGATCTTCATTTGCTCAGTCATGTTGAAGGTGCCGGCGGCCCACGGGTTCTTCAGTCCCGGAGGGAGACCGCCAGAGGGAGCTCCCCGGCCAGCAGCCCCGGAGCCCGACACGCCGCTGGCTTCAAAGAGCGGCGCGTAGTCAGCGTCTTCTCGCAGTTCGGCCACGAGGCCCTTAATGTCGAGGTAGCCGCCCTTCCCGTCTCCGCGCGGATCACCGTCCGTATCCACGACGCGCACGACATACTCGCCATTCTCCTGGAACAGCTGGAGCTTCGACACGATCGTGGGCAGCAGCGGCTTGACGCGTCCCTTCGCATCCGAAATGGCGGCGACCGCCGCGCTTTCGATCAGGTGTTTCCTGAGCGAGCCTTCGATCCGCTGAATGTCGGCGTCTTTGTCGGCCAGCGCCTTTTTGTGCGCGACCTCCATATCGGCCTTGAGCTTCTCGAACTTCGAGGAGGCGTTGCCGCCCTCGTCGAGGAGCTTCTGCAGCTCGGTGATCTTCGCCGAGCCTTCCGACTTCGCGGTCTCGATGATCTCTTGAACCTTTTCCGGAGACTCAGCGATCTTGCGCCAAGCCTTCAGTTCGCGCTCAAAGTTCAGCGCCTTCTTGCGCTCCTTTTCGACCGTCTCAGACAGGCGGCCGCCGTCAGAAATGACAGCGCGCAGATCGGAGTTGAGCTCGTAGCCTTCGTCCGTCTGCGTGTAGAGCGATTGAAACAGTTCGGGGACGCCCTCAAGATTTTCGAGGGTCGCGGGAAACTTGAAAGTCATTTTGATTTTGCTCCAGCGAGCATCTCGCTCGCACCTTGTCGGCCGCATCTCGCAGCCAGATCGCTATGGAGTGCCGAAGGGGCGTCTCGCCTCAATCGGACTTCACACAAAAGGAAGCCCGCGCCGGCCTCTCGCCTGACACGGGCTTCTGCAGTTCAAAGACAGCCCCCGTGAGGCGCGTCATAGAGATGCGTCGGGGGCTTTGTTGTTACGCGGAGGGCTCGACCGGAACTTCGACCGGAGCCTCAGCAGGGACTTCAACAGGCGCCGGATCGGCGGGCGTGTTGGCCGCGACAGCGGCGGCGAGCTTGTCGGTGTTGGCGTCGAGCTCGGCAGCAATCTCTGCGAGCTTCGCCTCATCAAGACCGGCGGCCTTGATCTTTTCCGACAAACCCGAAACGAGGGCGATCACAGAGTCCGTGACGGACGTCTGATAATGCACCTTCGCTTCGATCTCAGAAAGAACGGACATCAATTCTCCTTGGTGTTCGAGAATGTCGGACAGCTTTTGATCGAGGGCTTTCACCAGCTCGACCAAAACGTCGTGGCGGGTCGAACCGATGTACCAGTTCCAGATCATGCGTCCGGCTCATGTGTTACGGGGCAAAGGTCAAGGTCGAAGTGTCTTTGTAGAGGACCATCCACTTCGTGCCTGTCCATTCGAGCAGGACAAACTTGCCAGCGGCAGCAAGCGTCGCCGCGGTGCAGGCTTTTTCCGTCTGGTTGCCAAAGGCGAGAGACGTCATGTTGGCATGAGGAAGGACCACCACATCGGACGCATGGGTGCGCGTGCCGAGCGTGACCTTCTTGCGCTGCCCGATGTAGGTGCCATTCGCGATGGTGACGCTTTCATTGCCGGCGGTTCCGCCGGTCGTGATCACCGTCTCGTAGGCGTCGAGGGTCAGCGCC